GCGGATTTATTCCAGGTACTTTCCCTTCTACTGGAGTCTCACTTCCAGCTTCGGGCGGTCTTATGCACTTAGCACAAGGTGGCATGCCTAATGCAGCTGCTATGAAACGTGACAGAATTCCAGCTCTATTAGAGCCAGGCGAGTTTGTCATGCGCAAAGACGCTGTTAAGCAGTTTGGTGTTAACACCATGATGAAAATGAATGCTGCTCCACGCCGTGGTTTCGCTGGAGGAGGTCGTGTAGGTTCTGGAGGAAGTCCTGCTATTGATAAACGTGCTCAACAGTATATGAGCGGTGGATTCATGACTCCAGCAGAAGCTTACGCTCAGGCAGCAAGAGATTTTGGCGCAGAAGGATTACCTGCAATGCGTGGAACCCCATCAATGACTACCCCTTCAGTTTCTGGTAGCCAAGCTTTAGGTGCTATTAGGGGTATGTTAGGACAAGGAACTCCAGCACCTGTTGGACGGTCTTCTCTGGGTGGTGTGCCAGTTCCTGGAATGGCAGTTCCTACCTCTAAACCTCAAAAATCAATTTCAGATCAGTTTAGAGATACTATGCAAGGTATTCAAAAAGGTCTTGGTGATATGATGACCATTGATCTAGGTAAACAAAGCTCTTTACAAACCGGCAGTACTGTTCAAACTGCAGGAATCTTTGATTTCTTGGACAGGGGATTATCTAATAGCCCAGAGGATGTTCAAAGACGTCAGGAAAGGTTCCAAGGCACGCCTTCAAAATCAAAGGGTAAAAATAAAGATAAAGGTATTATTGATACACTCAAGGGATACGTAGGATTAGCAAGCTCTGCAGGTATTATGAATGATGCAAGCTCTGCTGCTTCACAGTTTGTAGGAGGTCCAGAAAATCTTGCAAGAATACAGTCTGGAAACTACTCTCAAAGATTAGGAACAGCTGAAGATCTAAAGGTTCAAGAAGCATTATTTGCTGGGTTTGATGCAGCACAGAGGAGGTCTGCTTCTAAGTCAAATTTTGCTGCAGAACAAGCGGCTGCAGGAAGAAAAACACAGGCAATCCTTGATAAAGCTTTTGCACAGGCATCCTTCAATCCAAGAGGACGGCTAACAGATGTTGTGGGTGCTACAGGTAGCAGAGGTATACCTATTTCTTTTGTAGGCGCTTTGTTAGGTTTGGATGTTCCTGCCCTATTTGAAAAAGCTCCAACCCCAGCCTCTACTTCTCAATTAAAAGCAAGAGCAGAGGTAAGAAACAGAACTGGCACGAACGTGACAGGGTATAAAGGAACACAGCTAGGAGATATTACAACACAAGGCAATTTAATGACTCAAACTGCTGATGGAGTGGTATCTGGTGTTGATCCGTTTGCTTTAGATAAGTTAGGATATGATTCTTCTGTAGGTCTTGGAGGCGGTATGGGTTTCAGAGCTACTGGTTCTGGTGTGGAATATTCAAGTTTAGGTGATTTTATTACAGCTGTTACAACTTCGGGTCGTCAATCAGCACTTACAGTTGAAGAGTATAACGCAATGAGTGCCGAGGGTAGAGCTGGTTATTCTCCAGGCCTTGGAGGTGCGCGTGCACTATCTAACTATCAGCAGGCACAAATGAGTATTTTTGGTGGTTATACAAATAATTTAGGACAAACTACTCTTCCTGGAGGAAGATTCTCTGGTACTGTTGCAGATTTGACAAGAGGTTCGTTTAGTGATAATTTTGTAAGTGGTATTGCATCAGGATTCAGCAGTGATCCAGGAGGCGGAGGTGGTTACGGAGGTGTAGCTGGTGGTAGTATGGGTGGTATCTCAGCTTCTGGCGCTGATGCATTTGATGCTTTAGACTCTGCAGACTTCCAAGGATTTGCTGAAGAAGCTTCAGGCGGCTTAATTCGTAAGATGGCTGCTGGTGGCGCTGTGTTGAGTCGTGACCGTGTACCAGCACTCTTAGAGCCGGGTGAGTTTGTAATTCGTCGTCCAATGGCTAAAGCGATTGGTGGTGCAGCTCTTAATCAGATGAATGCAACAGGTAAAGGTATGAAAGCGCCTGATGTTCAAGTTAATCTTAGCAACGAAGGCGCTCCTAAGAACGTACAAGCATCAGCTCCTAGAATCTCAGGAGATAAAATTATTATCGATATGATCACTCGTGATATGCGTAACAACGGACCAATTAAGAAATCTTTGAGGAAATAAACTATGGCAACTTATCCAAACGATGCAACAGCACCGATTACAGCTTTTCCAGTTACTAGTACTATTACTTATAGTTCTACAGGTGCTATACAAACTGATTTTAACTTGGCTACTGCTGTTGCACACGCAGGTGAGGTTGCAGCTTTTATTGATGGCGTTCTACAGCAAACAACAGCTTATTCTATCTCAAATGCAGGAGCAACCGCAACTTTTACTGCTGCTCCAAACGCTTCAAACTTAACACTACAAACAGTATCAGTCCCAACAGTTTTGAAACAACTACGTTCTACTTATTCATCACTAGCAGTAGAGTATTCAAATACTTCAGCTACAGTGGTAAATGGCAATTCCTACTTAATCAATGGTGATCAAGTAGCTTTTGCTATTCCTGCAACAGCTAATATAGTTTCTGCAAGCGATCTTCAGGTATTTATGTCTGGTTTGCATCAACAGGATACCGCTTACACCTATCCTTCCGTCACTTTAGGAGTGAATGGTATTGATATTGCTGATAATACTGCTACAAAGCTTCTAACAAATTTTTACGATGCCTTAACTGATGAATCAGAGTCTGCTCACACAGTTACTTTTGTGGGCGGTTCAGCTGCATATGCGACCTATGGAGACGATAAGTTTATCACACTTGACGGAACAGACGACTATTTATCTATTCCATCAAACGATGACTTCAATGTCAATGACCGTTCTTTTACTTTAGATATGTGGGTACGCCCTGATACTGGCGCTACTCTTGCTTCAAACCAGACCTTGTTCGCTCGTCATGGAGACGCTACAAATAACTACAATTTACGATTAGTAGGCGCTAATTCAAATGTTGGCTTTATTATTAACCGTGCTGGCGGTATTACTGAGTTATACGGCGGTAATGCTAATGGTGGATCTAACTATCATGTGGCTGTTTCTTATGATGCTACTGAAAATAATTTAAGATTGTATGTTAATAATGTCAAGGTAGCGCACACTGGATATGTGGCAGCGACAGCTACTAGCGGTAATGTTTCTATCGGAGCTAATTCTAATACTACAACTACAGGCGAGTTCTTCAATGGGGATATCTCTTTTGCTCGCCTGGCTCATGTAGCTCGCTATCGTACCGACTCTCATGCACCTATCACTTCTTCTAATGCAATCACTATTCAGTCAGGAGCTCCTTTAGGATCAGACTTTGCAGGTGATTCTCTTACCATTAGAGCATTTACAGCTACGGTTGATACGCAAGACAGATTCAGTTCGATGATAGATCGCAGACCAGATAAAGGAATTAGCTCAACACGAGCTTTTGATGTAAATACTTTTGCTTCACAAGCTGGTTATGAAAAACGTAGACTTCGTTCAAGAAGATCCAAGCGTACATACGATCTAAAATACTCATCTATTACAGGAGTTGAAAAAACAGCTATTGAGAATTTTTATAACGCTAGAAGCGGAGAATTTGAATCTTTCAGTTTTGACTTGAATCATATCAATGAAACTGGTACAATTACTACAAGATTTCAAGGTCAATTATCAATTGAACAAACACACTCTGTCGGTCCAAGACTAATTGATAATTTTTACACCGTTTCTTTTAGTTTACAAGAGGTTTTTGACTAATGAGCGCTCGCTCCTATGATGTAATTTTAACTGTTGATAATGCTTATGGTTTTGTTGCTACTAATACGTTGGTAGGTAATACAAGTGCGACTTCTGGTGTTATTGCAAATGTTAACTTAACTACTAATGAGTTAAAAGTTAAACTAAACAATCTACAACAAGAGTTTTCATCATCTGAAGATATTCATTCTAACAGTGCAGTGATTGCTTTGGGAACTGGTGGTGATGGACTACTAACCACTTCTAATTTTGTAAGTAATGTATTCTCTGCTAATGCAACTACAGCTATTGCTACAATATCTTCAATTACTCCTAGTGTCTTTAAAGCAGAAAAAAACGCATTTACACAGAACCCAATAGTAAGACTATACTCAATCTATTACCCTGGCGAGTGGTATCCTGCTAATGACGCAGGTAATCCAACTGAACAAGGTGCGGGTAAAGCTTGGCCTAATGACTTTCCTATTAGATTTGCTGAGGTTGTAGGCGACTTAACTTCTGATCTATTCTACAATGTTAGTTATGGCGGTACTTCTTACATTCCTTTCCCTGTTAATGTGTCACAGCTAGGTCAAGGTTCTGAAGGATCTGTAGATGAGATTAGCATTGATATATTCAATGTTGATAACATCATTACTAGACTCATTGAAGATCCTTTTTTAGCTGGTAATAATTCATCTAATTCCGTAACTGCTACAGTAAACGGTGAACTAGTTAATGGTATTGATCCAAGAACTGTTCCAGGCACCACAGGCAATCCAGATGGTCTAGATTATGATGCTGATATAGAAGGATATTATGGTAGATCTAATGCTTCTTTTGACAGGACACAAACATTATCTGTTGGAGGAACCTGGGTTGAACAGAAAAAAGATACTAGAGATCTTTTAGGAGCAGTAGTAGAGATCAAAACAACTTTTGCTAATTTTCTAGACTATTGGCCTGAATATAGTAGTGTACAGTCTGTGAGTAGTAATGTAATTGAAGTTTACAATGCCTTACCTTATAGAGTAGGTGATAATGTAAGAGCAAAATCTGGAACTATTGAGGGTACTATACAATCTATACAGCGTAATACTTTTTTATTCTTATCAAATGATTTAGAAGCAGATATTCCTATCGGAGATCCTCTATATATCATAAATCCCTTAGCAGATTCAGAATCTTATGTTGAAGATAAGTATAAAATTGATCAACTAGAAAAGCTATCTGACGATGTGGCAACTTTTAATTTAATTTCGTGGTTACAGTATTTTAAACTAGTTACTCCTAAACGAAAATACTATAAAAATACCTGTCAGTGGGTTTACAAAGGTCCAGAATGTCAGTATCCTGGACACGGAGGTATTCCTATTCCCGGATCTACTAGCGGAGCTGTATCCAATACTAATCCTATAGCAGCTAATAATGAGATTGCTGCTGATGGTTCTGGCGACATATGCTCAAAATCTCTTCAAGCCTGTACCCTTCGTAATAATCAACTACATTTTGGAGGCTTTCCTGGCACAGGACGCACCATCCCTAGATCATAATACC